AGGGAGATTATTATGAAAAAGGTAAAATAAAATCTTATTAAATCAACACTTTTGGAGGGTGTCCCCTCCAACTCCCCGACCTCTGGACAAGGTCTATTTTTTTTGAAAAAATTTAAAAAAACTTCATCAAAACGCTTGACTTTCTCGGTGTGCCGTGATATAATATAATCAAGATAAGGAAAGGAGGTGAGGAAGTTGAACAAAGAAGATTGGCTTAGGTTACTTGAAAAGGCGATAGATAATATCCCTGAAACGGTAACTGCTATAGCAAGTCTGGTGACTGCAATAACAGTCGCAAGGCAAAACAAAAAGCGTAAACCAAACTCCCGCAAAAGAAAAAGGTAAACGCTAAGAGGTTGGGGCGAAAGCCCCTCACACCTCTATTTTATCAAATGAAAAGAGGAAAAGCAATGGTTAGTGCAATAGCTATTTTTATAATTGCAATCAATGTATATATTTATCTAAAAAATAAAAAGGACAAATAAGATGAGAAAAGTTATTCAAGAATTGTTAAACAGTTCAATGTCTACCTCTGCTATTTCGCAAGGTGCTGGAGTCCCTTGGACTACTGTTTCTGACCTCAGAAAAGGAAAAACAAGCATGGACAAAATGGCACTTCTCACAGCGGAAAAACTTTATGAATTTGCTACAACTGATAAGCAGTGATTTCGGTCACTGCTTTTATTATTGCAAACAAAAAACCGCAAGCTTGAGCCTGCGGTTTGTGTAATCTATTTTGAAAGTCCTTTCTGTTTTTATTTTTCTTCTTTTGGTTTGTCGACGACGGTGATAAGCCCGTTTGGTTCGGTCTTGAATGCTGGGTCTGTGTGAAGTTCACCGTTCGCCTTTAAATAGTACCAGCCATCTCCAGACTTAATGAACTGTTTAGAGAGCATGTACCCGTCTTTTTCTTCCATAAAATACCAAGTTTCTCGGTATTTTACCCATCCAGTGGCCATACGACCATCTGATTTGAAGAAATACCAGCGATTGTTAAGGAACATCCAGCCTGTGACCATTGCGCCACGTTTGTCAAGATAGAACCAATCCTTCCCATCGTTGAACCAACGATTGATTAAGCAATAGCCACGATCGTCAAAGTAGAACCATTCATTGTTGATTTGCTTCCATCGTTTTGTTGGATAAGAGCCATCCGACTCCTCCCACCACCAGCCAGTACCGTTACGCTTCCAGCCTGCTTCGGATAAGCCGCCTTCGATATCCTTTTTAAACTGCTCACGGCTGATGCCCCATTTTGCAAGATAAGGATACGGATCAACGTGATCAGAATAGTTTCGAGGTTGGTTATATGTGCAATATTGATGCGTCTTGATTCCTGCTAGGCTGTCAGAGTCCAGTGTTTTCGGAATGCCTGCTTCATCCGCAAGGTTTCGCAAAAGCTCAACATAGAGCTTATAATCACGCATGAACTCTTCCTTGGTTTCATGACTCTCAATCAATTCAACTTGGCCGTATCCTTCAACGTTCCAGCCACCTCCTACGTCATATGCTCCCATGTCTGTGTACCAGGTTTGCATCACACGGCCGTTACCAACGACGTGTGAAAAAAATCCTGAATCAACAGGACGACGCATATGGTAATCTGCTTCATTTTGAGCTGTTGAGTTGGGATTACCAGTTGAATGAGCATGAATCTGACGATATGGTTGCTCTCCAACCTGTGGCAAATCAGTTCTTAGTCTACTTGTATCAATATCCATTATTGTTCTCCTTCGTTCTTGTCGTTTTTGTCACCAGATAAGCGCTCAAATGCCTTGATGATAGGTTGGAAGATGGTCACGTTACCTTTTAACTTACGGTAATTTTCGATGAGTGACTGGAATGTAAAAAGCAAATATCCGAGGTAAATTGAGTATAGAAATGCGAAGCCTGTCTTCTCAGGTAGCAAGACAGACATCGGAATCAATACCATCAACAAGAGAACACCTAGAATCTTTCGAATCAGACCGTTAATACCAATCTTGCTCTTGTATTCAATTTCTGGATTTGCAATCGCTGCGAACGTTCCTGATGCAAAATCTACGATTTCTAGAATCACAATTAAGCCTAGCGCATACAATACTAAACCATCTTCTGTTTGAATCAGGCTTCTAAAAAAGTTAAACAATTCGATTTTCATATATTCTCCTTTACTGAACAGGTTTTGTCTCTAACTCATTAGATGTTTGAGTCTGTTTGTCATTTTTTGTACCTTCCCACTTCCAAATTGCTAGAAGGCCATTTTGGGACGGTGTTCCTTCAAGTTGAGCAAGGGTTTCTCCTTGATAAGTAAATGACTGATTCGTTTGAATCAAGATACGTTTACCTTCTCCATTGATTTCAGTGTGGTTAGGGTCTTCGATTGCGAAGATTGCACCAGGCTCATAAACTTTCCCAACTTCAGCAAGTGGGAAGAGTTCGACAAGTTCCTTGTAGGTTGTACCGTAGGCGATTTTTTCCCCCATGATAGAGTCTTGAGCCATGACACGCACTACTTTATCGATTTTATTTGCAAGAGCAGAAAGTCTGTTCTGTTCACTCTCGTTTTGCGCAATCTTCTGATTAGCCTGTTCAAGCTGCGCCTGTGTTTTTACGATGGCGCTTCCTGGATCTAGCTCAGCTTTTAGGATATCCAGCACATCTTGAATCAAAACATCTTCTGGTTCATTTGTACGATCTCCAGGGAATGATCGTGAGTTAGTGCTGTAGCGATTTCCTTCTGATAATTGAATTTCTACCACGGTCTCAACATTAGAACCAGAAATTCTTAAGTACGGTTTTGTTGATAGATTATACCCATTGATTGCCATGTTTATGCTCCTTCTGCTGGTTTAGTTTGTTCATCAAGCAGAGCTTCCAGCTCTTCCACTCGTGCTTGAAGTCTTTGATTTTCTGCCACTTGCTCATTCAACTGAATGCTCAAGAGATTACTTGTAATCATCGAATCTGTTGAGGCTGTTGACATCTCATTAATTGTCATTTGTAAGGCTTGGTTAAGCTGTTCTGCGTTCATTTTCTAAGTTCTCCAATCTGTGTGTAAGTTTTTGATTTTCAAGAGCGAGCTCCTGAATAGCTTTAAGTGCGATGTTTGTTAGTCTGAGATTGTCCAGGTTCAACGTGTCTCCGTTCTCGTAAACAAGCGTAGGATCTACCGCTTGAACTTCCTGCGCAATCAAACCAATCTTAGTGTGTGCTTGTTGTGGTCTGTCCTCTTGCTTCTTCCAATCGTATTCCTTGAACTGGAATTGCTGGATATAATCAAGAGCCTTATGCTTACAGTCAACAATATTCTCCTTCAAACGGCTGTCCGAGAAGCTTTGTTTTATAATGGCCCACAAGCCATATGCAGTACCATTGTATGTGTAGTAAATGTCGTTTGGTGCGTAATCTAACGCAACGGTCGACTGCCAGAACCCTAATGTTCCTGTTGTCACACTTCCTACTTTACCTTTGCCTGTTTTTAGCCAACCAATCCCTTTTGTATTGATGTACCCTTGAACAGTCATGATGAATTCATCTGTATCGCGAGCGGTATCCCCTCGTGTTATATCATCGTCCTTGTAAACGAATAATCCATAAGGGACATTCTCACCTCGGCCAGAAGAGCCAATAAACTGGACACCCAGACCATCCTTTGAGTTGACCGCTCTAGGTACATTTATCTGCAAGCCTCCATTTACGGTGTCAAACGACCCATACTCACCAAGATTGATTCTTGTATGGCCTGTCAGTGTAGTACCTGATATGGTCCCTCCGTAGATTCTATCTCCGCTTAATGTTCCTGTTGTTATTTGGCTCGCATCTATCGAAATACTTCTAACACGATTGATGAAGGCCTGTTTCGCAAATAGCAGGCTTAAATAAGCTTCATTTGCGACAAGCTTATTAAATAAAGCCTGGTCAACTTTCAGCTTCTCAGCTGTGACCGCTTCAGCATCCAAAACTACAGTAGTCACCGAACCAGCTTCAAAATTGGCTGTCTTCAGCTTGTCAATCATAGCTGACTTGATAACGGCTCTCTCAATTAAAGTCTCGCCAGTGATATGAGTCAATTTCCCAGAAAGACGGTTATGACCATTAGCGCCCAGGTTTAAGCCAGAAATCAAATCACCTGCGCTGTTGATGTTCTGAACAGACCACGAGCCAGCTAACTGACTTTGAACCGAGCGAACGGCTTCGGACATATCATCAAATTGACTGGCTTTATATCCGTTCGTTTGAGAAGCACGAACGAGCATAATCTCTTTAATTTCAACCCAACCATTTTTAGCCAAATAAAAATAGAGTGGATATATATCACTATTCCCAAATTCAAAATCTCTGCTGATGGTATATGTTTCGTTGAACTCTTGCCAATTGTTTGAAACTGCAGTTGAGCTTGTGGCTATATTTGAAGAAAAGGACGCATCATTGGCTCTATGATTTTTAGCAACAACCGTAAAATTATGGTCTAATCGTCCCATAATTCGATACTTGAAATTAAGAGTATATGTCTCACCTCTGGCCACTCTATCGATGTAGAGTGGTAGTGTGAATCCTGCGAATGTATATCCTGAATTACCAGTACATCTAATGCTAAATATACCGTTATTCACGAATACTCGCTTAGTATTGCCTTCATTGACTAGCGTATGCCTGTCCATCGACTTCGAGCGGACGATTAAGTTATTGTCGCTTCCAAGGCTTTTAGAGACCTCAACCTGAAAAAGTTGGGAAGTAAGAGCCATGCGAGCGACCTTATTCGAGATGTCATTCTCGTTGCTACCGATGATCCGCTCATAGAGTTGACTAGTCTCTCTGACATGTTGGAAATCTGTCTGATTGACCTTACCAGAAATCTGCGATGTGATACTTGAAAATTGACCATCGACTGTCTGCTTATACTGAGCAATCTTTGAAGCGATGTCATTATTTGTCTGCGTGCTTATCGCACTAAAACGACGTTCAAGACCTCTCACGTCCTCCTGATAAGTCGATTTACCAACATAGTCCCTTGTGACCAGCTCACGGACTGCTGTCGCTTGTCGTGCACTCTCTTCTCGAGTGTATCTTCTCAATGCTTCTTGTCGCTGACCATCTTGACCAACATAGTTCTCGACTGCTGACATTTTAGCAGACAATCCATCAGCTGTTTTCTTGAATTCTGTTTTTGCTAAAGTGATTTCGCTTTTGGCTCCAGAAATCAAATTGTTCGTATCGGTTTTAAGCTTGGCAAATGTCTCGGTCAGACCAGCCACATCTTGTCTGACCTCTGATTTCGTCGCAAATCCGTTCATCTGGCCAGTCATACGACTAAGGGCCTCTGTGGTCGTTCTGCGATACTCTGAAGCTTGATTGACCTCACTTGTGACAGTACGTTTCAAGGCATCCAAATCACCCGACAGAGCCGTCTGAGCGCTCGTAGCCTGTGACTTGAATGCTTCAAGTTTAGCAATCGAATCTAGACTAATCCGCTTGGCTTCTTGAGCGAGTAAGCTGCTTGCGCCAGCGTTTCGCAACGCTTCTTCAGCCCTGCGCTTGGCTTCTTGTATCGAAGCGTTGTCAAAGCTATCGAAACGCTGATTGATAGTATCAGAGAGTTCTCTTTTAACTTCTTCAGCTTTAGCCCTAGCAAGTTCGATACCGTCCAAAATTTCCTGTCTAAGCAATCCAGCTTGATGATCAAAGTCTAAGTCAGCATTTTGAAGAGCCTTTTCAAGGGCAATTTCTTGTGCAGATTCTGTTACTCCAAGGATTGCATCCGCTGCGCTAGATAAGCCACCAGATGTTCTAGAACCACCAGTTCCTGCCTTATCATCAAAAGTCAGAGAGATATATTCTTCCTTCAAAGCGTCGAACTCATAAGCAATAGCTTTCTTGAATGCATCGACATTGTGTTTCCAGCTCTTGAGATTGACCGTATCACCCATGTGAACTACTTGGCCATCAAGTTCATAAGCTTCAATCTTGATAGCGTCAGAGACCTTGTCAATGCCCTCATTTGAGAACTTAGCCTGTGCCCACTTCTGCAGCTCTTCAACGGATTTTGCATTGTTATTCTCATACTCTTTTTCGTTTATGTAAGGATAGGAATTAATAAGAGGACTATCAACAGTCACTCTGATAGTCGTTTCCTTTTCAGCACCTTCAGGCTTAAACGTCGATTTGGCATGGATTCTTGTGACAACATTCTGACTATTCCTTGTACGTTGATAGTCCTTCAGATTCTTATGCGTTGTAATAACAACACCACGATTCTCCCCACGACTCTTCTTCACTGTCAGAGCGAAATTGTCACGCACCAGCTCGCCTTCCCATGTACCAACAATGCTGTGCTTACCGTCCAGCAATACAGAGTATAGAGTTTCTGTTTCAGTCGTATTGAAGGTCCTACGATCCTGGATATCACTGTTGAATGAGAAGTCCCCAAGAGACGTTTTGGTATTTTGGACCATGCGAGAAAGAGCCATGCCACAGCTCTGACTAGTCACACTCACTGGTGTGATAGAACGTTGCATCACATCGTCTGAAATGTGATAAGCTGTGATTTCCAGATGGTCATTGTGCTCAATAGGTTTCTTGATGCGAAATAGCTGCGCACCAAGAACAGGAGTCGGCGCTTTTATCAACATATCTTCCTGAATAAGTTGATAAATACCAGAGTCAGAAATAGGATATTTCACAGTTAAGGTGAAATCGCCATTCATGGTTTCTTTCACAATCGCCGAAGTTGCTTCATGAAGTGGCTCTCCGTTCCATCGAACGGTTCTCACATCTTTATTAAGTAGATAAAGCAATTATGCCCACCCCCAAACCGTCTCAATTTCAAGTGATTGAATACCTGGACCCAAAATAACCCCAATATTCTTCACTTTCGCTGGATCAACTGTGATAAAATCCCCTGACCATTTGACTGGCTTCCCTGTTGTTGTTTTAAAACTTGGATTGTCAGGATTATTGACCATCACAAGCGACTCAGTGAGTCGTTCAAGACGAATGACCTGACCAGCGATTGTAAACGAAGTCTCAGCACCGCTCTGACCAATGATTGTAATTTTAGGAAAGGCAAGAGCAGAACCTTGCACGGTTAAAGTCCCACTTCTTGTCAATCTCTGTGTATCGGTGCCTTTGAAGTATTTGGTAGGGTGGCAAGTGAAGGTTGCTTTGGTCATGTAAAGACCAGGTTGCACTTCTTCAAGGTCGCTCACATTGACCTTATAACACCAGAGTCTAGTTGTTTTGACTCGCTCACTCTCTAGCCAGAACTTCTCACGGATAAACAGACTCATAAATTGGTTCATCTGTTCTTCAGTAGGTTTGACCAAGTAAATCGTATAAGTTTTCTTGACCGGTTCCCTATGTTTGTTCGTCTGAACGATTGCTCCACTGATGCCACCATGCTCCAAAAGGGCTGTCTTGCTCTCTCCCAGAGCGATTGAAGGAGAGTCATGGACAATGACCTTAAAAGGAAAAGACGATGTTCTCACACCGTCAATCACAAGCTCATTATGCTTTATCATGCAACCCCTCCTCTCAATTGTGTTCTACGTTGCAATTCGTCAGCAATCCTCTGCGCTACCTCATCAGCAATCCGTATAATGTCAGCTTCTTCTCTGACGGTATTGCCAGTGATAGTGATATTGATTGTCGGTGAAGTTCCACCCATTGTCTGAGCAATACCTCGACCAATAGCACCAAGTGTTTTGTCATTGAGTGGTAACACTGCTTCATTACCAGCTTCACCGCCAACCATCATGTTATTTCCATTCATTCCAAAGATGGTTGGTTTTGTCATGATACCGCCTTTGGCATACCATTCAATTCCAATACTTGGAACACCTTGACTCAACCAATCTAATGGATTGGCCGACCCGCTCACATGAAAGTGCGGTAGTGGGATGTGTGGCCAGCTGATACTGAAGTTAAACAATCCCTTGATAGCTTCAATAGCTGAAGATACAGCATCCCTTGCACCATTGATAGCGCCTGAAATAGTACTCTTGATACCTTCCCAAACGCTTGATACCGTTCCAGATATAGCATTTAACACATTTGAGACAGTGTCCTTGATTCCGTTCCAGATATTTGATACAGTTCCTGAAATGCCGTTGAGAATATTTGAAATGTAGCTCTGGATGGCTGAGAAAATAGTCTGAACAATGCTTTGAATTGCTTGCCATACAGTTGAAAATACTCCCTTGATGGTTTCCCAAGCGCCTGACCAGTCACCAGTGATAATCTGCATAACTGCTTGGATAATGCCAAGGACAACATTGATTGCGGTCTCGACAACGGTCTTGATGATTTCCCAAGCTGTTGTAATGATCAGTTGAATGTTATCCCAGCCAGCTTGGAGCAAGGGGCCAAGTATATCCAGTATTGTACTGATGACCGTATAAATGGCATTCCAGACAGTCTCAGCACTTGTCCTGATGAGTTCCTGGTTCTCCGTCCACCAAGCCACAACCGTACCAAAGATGCTCATGATGAAATTTGAAATTTCACCTACAACAGTATTGATAACGGCTAGTATAGCATTCCAGACAGTCGTGACTGCCTCTCGAAAACCTTCGTTAGTTTCCCAGAGGTATTTTACAATAACAATAATTGCAGCAACTGCAGCGGCAATTGCAATAGCCGTTCCAATAATTGGCAATGCGGCAATTATCATTTCTCCAATAGATATTTTTAAAAACTCAGCAAGGGCTTGCAATGATAAGAATATGGGGGCTATGACCCCTACAGCAGTCACAACTGTTCCTAAAATAACGACAAAATCTTTTATTGGAGCAGGTAGGGAATTGAACAGCTCGCCCACACCTTTGACAATCGTTGCCAATGTTTGAAAAACGGGAATCATCATTTCTAAAAGTGGTTGACCAATAGCAGATAATGCATTAGTTCCAGCTTGTTTCAGATTCCCCATCACGTTTTCTAGGCCGTCTGATTCTCTTGCAGCCTGACCAAGAGCTCCTGAGAGTTTATTTCCGTCTTCTACCATCTGAAGCAAGGTCAGCTGCTTCTGCGCTTCACTCAGGTCCTTGAATGATTTGCCATACAGTTTATTTGCAGCTGCATTCCTAGTTGTCTCTGTCGCAGAGATACCAAGAGCAGCATCGTTAGCAAAATTTCCCTTCAAAAAAGATTGTAGGCTTTCTGTCACGCTCTCAATAGACTTGTCGTAGAAGGCTGCACCGTCTGCTGCTGCCCTAGTCGCACGAGAAGTTAGATCCAAAGCTTCGGAAGTATTCAATCCTGAAGTTTTAGCAAATGAAGCCATCTGAGTAAATGACCCTTGTAAACGCTCTGGGACAATATCCATTTCCCGACCAATAGCATTCAATGCTTCTCTTGCTTGAGTTTCCATATCTCCGAAAACGGTAGTAAATTGAGCATTACTAGCTTGCATTTGAGCAGCAGCTTCTAACGCTTCTTTCCCTACTTCCACTAGCTTTTCTGAAATAGCACTCAACTTCTCACTAAACTGTTGAAGTAGTTCTGCTCTTAAATTTCTTGAGATTTCACTTAAACTTTCTTGAGTGCTATCAGCAGCAGACTTTGTTCCCTTCATCTCATCATTGAGATGATTAAAAGCAGTCTTAGCCTGATTTAGCTCAGCTTCCATCTTGTTGGCTTGTGTGGAGTTCTCACCAAATTCTTTTTTAGTGATTTCCAATTGCTGTTCTAGATTTGAAATCTGTTTACTTACAATCTCAGACTGGGCACCAATCTTTTTCTGGGCAAGAGCATTTCTCTCAGCTTCACTAGCATTTGAACCTAAAGCACTTTCTTGCAGTTTGAATGAGCTTGTCACCTTAGTCATCTCTGAAGCAAGTTGACTCTGTTCATTCTGCAATTCTTTCAGTTGCGTTTGGTTGCTTTTAGTTGCATTTCCATTCTCAGCAAGTGCCTGGTTGACATTAGCAAGTTTACCTTCGTAGCCCTTCAGGACGTTTTGAGTAACTTCTACTTCACGTTGGAAAGCACGGTACTGGTCAGCACCGATATCACCATTTTTGAATTGCTGCTCCACCTGAGACTGAGCTTGTCTCAAGGTTTCTAGTTTTTCCTTAGTAGTCGAAACTTGCTTTTGTAAGACCTCTTGTTTCTGAGTCAGTAGCGTTACGTTCCCTGTATCAAATTTCAAGGCCTTGTCAATCTGTCTCAACTCCTGACTTGCATCAGTAGCGGCCTTATTGACATTTTTCAGCGCCTTCTGTAAGGGTTGCGTGTCGCCGTCGATTTCAATTTTGATACCTTTGATATTTCCTGCCATATTTCCTCCTTTCTCAAAAAATAGAAAAGCGCTGAGATAGCTTCTACCACTGATAATGCAGTCAGACCAATGAACTTAGTCCCAGAATCGCTCTCTCAGCACTCATTTTTCTTTAAAAACTGTCAAAATCAGCTTGCGTGGCTTTCCGTTCGCCACCTTTATCCTCACTCCGTAAATTCACATAATCCGTCTGATAATCCAGAGCCATTCCGATTGAGATGTGCTTTAGATCATCGATAGACAGACCAGTTTCTTTACAGCATGACAAATAGGATTCTACTGTGAAGATTTCTTCGCTAGCTGATTCTGATTCATCTGGTGCTTTTTTGTCGTCATGCTCGCATTCAGCATTTCCATCAACACAGGTCCAACTTCCTGAATCGGAAAGACTTCCATTTCCATGAAAAATTGTTCATAAGGCTTGATGTGAGGATTTGCAGATTTAGCAAAGGTCCAAAAAAGACGGTTGAAAAAGGTCATGTCAAAATCTGACAACATCGAAATATCAATATTAGTCGCTGTCAACTCCTTGTCGGTTTCCAGCTTGTTCAATTCATTCATGAATGATTGATTTTTCAACATCGAGAACAAATCTTGAAAATAATCTTTCCCAAATTGTTGCTTGTAGGCGATAGGAGTATAACCGTTGGTCCCCAACTCATACTCCTGATCACCAACCAAAACGATTTTACGCATAGATTTTCTCCTTAAGCTGCTACCGCAGTAGGTTCATACACTTTCTTGAACCAGTTGTCATAGATTTCCTTATTATCAGCTGATGTGATAGAACGTTTAACAACTGAATCAAGAGGACGAGGACTTGCTTTAAAGCCAAGTTCACGCTCATTGACGTTTGTACCATTTTTGGTTTTTGAGCCATTGTCTGGACGACTCGCTGAACAATAGTAAAGAACGTGACGTGTTTTATTCTTGTCCCCTGAAAATTCGAACATCAAGGCAAATGACGTGAATTCTGCATCAGCTTTTTCAGTCAAAACACCCGTCTGAGCATCTTTGATTTCACCCAAAATCTTAGTCGCAAACATTTCAATAATGTGAGAGATTTTGAATTTCCCATCATACCCTTCGTTTGAGTTCATGAAGTGATAATCGATATCGTCTGCTTTGATTGGTGTTGATTCACCCTTTGGATCCAATGTCAATTCCATTGCTCCAGGAAAGCGGAAAATTTCATCGTAAGCAATCACTCCATCTGCACCAATTGATTTAATTGGCGCAACGTGAACATTTTTTAAACCATAGGTTACTTTATTTTCTTGAGTCATGTCATTCCTCCTTAGTATAGATAGACCGTATAAGACTTGACATAGAGTCTTTCAGTCTCAATAAATGTTTCTTCTTGAACATCGAAAAAGAGCTCGTGGGTTGTCCACAGCTCTTCCAGACGTTCTTCCAAATCTTCATCCTTCTGCTCAAAAGCTAGCTCTACTGTCACGCTCTTAATCTGATGATTAACCGTGTTGTCAGCTGCATTGATGGCTGGACTCGATTCATAATAGACCAGGTAAGGTAGGTCAGGAGCGTTCCCAATTTTAAACGCTCGATAAGTGACAGGCAAGTTTGCCTGTTCCAAAATAGCAGCAAAGTCTGATAGCTTCATTTCCCAATCTCCTTGATTCGCTTCTCAAAGTTTTGAATCGCTTTTTCCTCAGCTGGCTTGATGTGAACAATACCAGCAACACGGCCACCATTTCTTGAAAGGTGCCCGTTCTCAAGTATGTGAGTAAGACTTGCAACTGCGTTGAAAACGACAAAAGAGCCATTTGCCAACTTCTTCTTTTTCCAACTTCTACGATACTTTCCGTACCGTTTCGGACTTGTCTCTTTCAACTCATCCACAGTCTCATCAGCCACTTGCTCTGCAATCTTATCCACTTCTTCAGTAACCTCATCAGAGTAAGCTGCAAGCTCTTTCGCTATCAAATCAGCAAGGTCATTACTCATTTTAACACCTCTGACAAAGTCAACTCTAAAATTTCAGAATCGATAGGATAGGTTTTCAAAATGCGATATTGCTTACCTTCGAACTTCGCAAACTCTTGATTCTCATACTCAAAATTTCGAATCTCAACGACCAAGCTCGGTTTTAGCCCTGCTTGGTTCGCTTGATAAAATTCAGAGCGAGTAACCCTCTTTTTGCGACATAAGAGAGTAATTTCAACATCTTCAGAGATTGGTTGTAGTAACTTATCCTTACCTGTGACTTTTTTAGAGATCAGCGTGATTTCATCATTCCACATTCTTGACCTCTTTCTTTGATGCTATCTGTAAATTATGCAGTCGCCATTGAAGGTGACGTGGCATATCCACCCCACCCTCATAGCGATAGGCAGCATAGTCAACAATAAACATTTCATGATCAGCACGCTCACCGACAAGCTCGATACCGAGGTTATCGGTCAATTCAGTGATGACACTTGAAATGATTTTTTCTAACGGCTTGTCTCTCAAGCGGGTTGAAATACCCAGCTTAAGCTTCAGCAATTCTAAAAGCTGACCTTCATCCATGCTTACTCCTCAACTTCCTTAGCAGGCTCTTCAGCAGTTTCCTCAACTGTTTCCTTAACTGTTTCTTCCTGCTCAACTGCGGGCTCTTCCTTAACTTCTTTTGTTTCAGGAGCTGGTTTCTTAGGCTCATCATCTCCCAAAACCTCAAGGAAGATAGAGCCAGCAGTGTTATAACCAGTCAAAAGGCCATTGGTAAAGCTATCTGTGGGCTCATATCCTTCACGAGGAAAGATATCGCCAACAGCATAGTCATGTTTTTCAGGATCAACCAAGTCCTTGAAAGGACGAATTACTTTATAGCTCATACGTTACCTCCTTAAGCTACAACATCAGTGTAGGTTCCGAATACCCCAGCATCTTCATCAGTCTTCTTGATGTCAAAACGTAGGTATGATGCAAGGTTTTTACCAAATTTGTGATTGTCTTCCCAATTCACGCTCAATTCCATACGGTCAAACAATGTAAGGAAGTATTCAACATCTCCGATAAAATACTTCATTTCCCCTTCTTGACCCAAAAGAGTGTCATCAACAGGGTAGATAGTTTTTCCAGAGAATGAATAGCCTGTTGGTGAAGTGATGTCAGGTTGAAGCATGTAGCGGCCGTCCTTGTCCTTAACTTTATCCAATGCGTTGAACATAGAGTCAGTAACAACAAGAGATTTTTTATAAACAGATGAAATCTTAGTATTCAAAATATCTTTAAGTCCATCATAACCGCTAGCATTTACAACTTTTGCAGTTTTAAAAACATCCGCAACAATTGCCAATTTTGTTTGTTCGTCCTGATCTTGAATATCTTCTTGCATGATTCCAATAAGGTCATATTGTGCATCTTCAATCGCTTCACGAGAGATAGGAAGTTCCCCACGATAAGTCTTAATTTTGTAATCAACTTCAGTGATTTTTGTTTTTCCTAATTCTGGATTTTCTTCAAGTTCACCAACCTCTGTCATCTTACGATTTGATTTCTTCATGACTGGGTAAGTGCCTGAGCCACTTGTTACTTTTACAATATGGATTAGATTAAGCAGCGGGTTCTGACGTTCAGGTGTTTTTTGTGGTTCCAAAACCTCTTTCGGAATAATCGCTCCTACATCTGTTGTTTTAACACCTGTGCGTTTTTGTCCACGAGAGCGGATGAATTCTAGTACTGCGTCACGTTTTTCCAATTTCTGTCCTCCACGTTTTTCTTGACTTGGGTAAGTCGGGGCTTTGCGATTCAATTCTTCAACTTGATTTTGCAAATCTTCGATTTCCTTTTCAAGTTGTTCTTTTTCTGCCAATTTTTCATCCAATTCTTTTTGAATGTCTTCCAGGTTCTTTTCAACTGCTGAAACTTCTTCATCATTTCCAGCTTGATCCAATTTCTTCGCTTCAAGTTCAGAACGCTTGTTCAATTCTTTGATTGATTCTTCAAGTTCTACCACTTTTTCTGCTTTGTTGCGCATGCGAGCGCCTAAAATCAATGATTTGTGCATAGGTTAAATTTCTCCTTAATTTCTTTCTTGCGCTTGTCCAGCGCTTCACGATTGGCACGCTGTTGACTTTCAAAGTCTTTCTGTCGTGCAGCAATTTCCGTTTGCGGATAGGCTGGGAAAGTACATGGACTCACTTCAAAGATTTCTAATTCTAAGATAGTGTCCAGGTACGAACCATCTGCTTGCTCTTCCGTATTGATTTTGATTGGGATGAAACCAAAGCTACATCCAATCACATCGCCACGCTGAACACGAGCATAGGCCCCAACAGCTTGCGGGTCATCCTTGTTGATGATGATGTCGCCGTAAAGCCCGATTTCATCAACTCCTAAAATGACCGTCCCGTTACCAGTACGACCAAGCACCAAACTATCATCATGATTAAATAATGCCCTGATGTCAGCTCCTTTGATGGCTTTTTCAACACCTTCACGCTTGATTACCTCAAAGTAGCCTGGCCATAGTTCAGTAACTTCATCAAACTTGATAAAGTACCCACTCAAAATCAAATCACCAGTTTCACTTTCTTCTCGTGTTTTGAACTGAGCAGTGCGATAGCTATTCCGTTTGTTCATTCTCTTCCTCACCCCCTTTCAGTTTCTTCTGGTCCCCAAGTCTGTCTTGCGGTAGATAATTTTCAAGAGCAAGGAGCTCATCCATATCAGGATCTGGTGGCATCCCAAGCCAATCCCTCCACTCATTTCGACGCATTGCCATGCTTTTAGTCATCTGTTCAGCAACTGAAGATAACTCTGTAATGTCATACGAATAAAGCGAGCGAGCATTAAGTTTGAAATACCGATTATTCGAAACGAGTAAGTCTCTCGTTAAGGTCTGAGTGATCGTCGTAGCAATGCTCATGACCGTTGTATTGACAAAGTTGTTGTATTCTTCTTTGTCAAAGCTACCAACTCCCAAAATAAAAGCTGGAACTCCCAAAAGCCCAGCAACTGTTTTCTTGTCAATTTCAACAGATTCATTAATAGCGATATCTTTTAAGCTAAGCGGCTTAACCTGCTCTACATTCAACAAAGCATCAGGAATAATCCACGGCTCACCTGCCTGACTTGTTGCTAAATATTTCTTAGCAACCCTGTCTCGTCCTTCTTGCGTGCCCAATTCTCCATCCGAAGAATCAACCTTAACAATCAGGCTAGGAACGTTCTTGCCATTCATAAAGCCTTTTTTGATTTGAGTAGCAAGGTTTAAATTCCTAACAATATCCCTCAGAGCAAGTCTATATCCAGTTCCTACAAATGGATTGTCTGGATCAGGATTGATTACAAAGTGAACGACTTCGCTTGAGTTGTAGTCAATGCCACGATAATTCACGATATAACCAACATCATCACTTTTGAAAGAGACTTCACTCATAGAGAATGGTCTCAGGTTCAAAATGTAATCATTCACAGGATCATACTCAACATGAAGAACTGAGTTTCCGTCACCAAATAGCAACAGGTCACGCACAATCTTGAAAATCCAAGTTTTGCGAGTCATGTTATCGCATGGATTTATATCAATCTTGCGAGCAAGTCCGTCTTTAATTCGGATATCGCCTTTGTCAGTATTTTCCATCAAGTGAATGGTCATGTTAGATACCATGTCAGCAATCTTATTGACCGCAGCAATCACATCAGGATTGCGGGCCAAAGGCACATAGCTATCACCGTCAATATAAAGCCCAAAATCTGAATGAGTGATAACATTCGTTCCACCTCGACTCTTACCACGTTTCAAAAACCTATCTAAAAGCCCCATCTTTCCTCACCTCCTTTCTCTAATCAAAGAAGCTCATGACATTCTGATTCTTACCAAGATTAGCAAGAGCCTGAATGCAAGCAAAAACGCTGGCATCGAACAAGTCAATTCTTGCAGTACCACCGTCACCGTCTAATTTCTCATATTGCACAGCATCGTCCACCTTTTCAATTGCTCTAACGTTGCTCACACAGTATTCGTAAGCGTCAGAATGAAGATAGTAAAATTCTTTATTCTTAACTTTGAACTCAATCCGTCTGAACCCCTCTGATTTCAGATAAAAAAGCTGAGGTTGGTCAATCATCTTAAACCGAGCTTGTTTCATCTTCGTCAGAAACTCACGGCCAAACTTCCTATCCATCCCAACAGCAGCAATCTTGAACCCTTTCTCCCTCATCTTGATAAACCATTTAACAATATCATCATAGAGTACGGTCGGAGTATTGCTCATCGTCAGCCAACCATCAGACTGCCAGCCAAAGAGTGGAATCCCGTCATCATTGGCTTTCTTTTGAGCGTTGACACGAGGAAAGAAAGCGTGTGTGATGCAAATATCAACATCTTTCTCACCATCATGGTAAACCCCATAAAGAGCAGCTGCGGTCAAGTCATGCAACCTTGACAAGTCAGCTCCACCATACCACTGGATAGGCAAGCGTGCCAATTCTTCCAAAGTCCAATCGTAACAACTGTCTGAAGCAATAAATTCATCAGGATTGAAATAAGCGTTCATTGAGTTTGTAAAGACATTCAAAGTCTTGTTGAAGAACTCATTCCTAGTCTGTGGATCATTCATAGCCTGCTCAGCTTCTTCTCTCAGAGCTTTGAGCGATACTGTTACACCCCACGAGGGGTTGGCTTTTTTCAGAACATTCTCGTCCAGGTAATCGCCCACGTCTCCATCAGTCGTCTGGTCAGCTTTGCAGATAAACATGAACAAGGAATCATCCTTGACCAATTGTTTAAGGACCTTTTGACAGTATTTCAAACGGTTAGCAAGGAAACCAGTAGGAATATCACCAGCCGTAGAGATAACAAAAAGCATACTGTTTCGGTATGCTGACATTGTTTTCTTCATAAGACCGTACTTCTTGCTGTTTCTCATCGTGTGAGCTTCGTCTAGGATAATTACGTTACCGTTCAATGAGTCCAAACGGCTTTCATCGTTGGCCAGTGCCTGGATAAAGAAAGAACCCTCGATACCAAAATTAGCAGTGATTGAGTGTTCCTGGTTGTTATCCTTGATACGAATGTTCTTGTCATTCCATCGCTCTACATTGAATTTTAAGAATCCAAAGGCTTCCATAGCTTGCTTGACCGAGTTGGCCACGATGTAGCATTTTGAACCGCTGTCTGTGTCTAATATCTGATAAGCAAGAGCGATTGCAGCAGTAAATGAGGTTTTCCCATTCTTCCTAGCAAGCATGATAAGCGCTTCTTTGAACCTGCGCTCGTTTGACCCCTTGTAGTAAAATCCAAATAGATTAACAACCACAAAGTGTTGCCACGGTTGCAAGAGTAATGGCTTGTTACGGATAGATACCGCAAACATATCATCGCCCTGCTGATGGACTATCGTGTTTTCGATGAAGTGAACAACGAAATCAACGATATCCTCATCCATTTCAAACTCTGGATTGTCAAGATCACGAATGAACCTTTCAGCAGCAAGAATGTTTTCCTCGCAATGTTCCTCTCTGTGAGATATGACATGCTGAGCATACTCTTTCGCTTTATCAAGATTGCCCATTGCCAGTCACTCGCTTCTTTTTGATTTCGTTCTTGAACTTCAGGACCTCGGTAAGAACTGAATCCCCTTCTTGTTCTACTACCTCACCGAGAGACTTCGGATTCATCATCAGCTGATTAGAGTAGCTGAGGATGTCTTTCCTCAAAATTTCCATCGCTGTCAAGATTGGAACTTTGCGCTCATTCTCTGCACCAGCCTTATTGACGTAGGTGTCTGTTACTGGATAACCCATGTCAGCATAATCTTGAGCAAGTTTCTGATACTGATAGAGCATACCTGCAAAGATGTCAATGATCATTTCAAACTCTTTACGATAAGTGCCCAAGTCTTTCATCTGCTTGACCACTTTTGACTTAATCGACTTCGCTGTAATTGGTTTAGCCAAAAACTACCTCCTTCCGTCAAAATCGCTTAGTTTTTACCCCCTTTTTGTTTGAAGGCCCCCGACTTGGAAAAAGTTCCCTTCAC